CTGTCCGGGGGCTTGCAGTGGAAACCGACGCAGGTCAACCCCCGCGACATGGCTTTGCTCGAGTTGTCGCAGTACACCGACAGCCGCATCGCGGCGCTTCTGGGGGTGCCTCCGTACATGCTCGCCCTCCAGCAGGGCGACCCGAACACATATGCGAACGCGACGACCCTCTTCGACTTCCACTGGCGATCGAGCCTACGGCCGAAAGCTCAGACGGTGATGTCGGGCCTGTCCGGATGGCTGCTCCCCCGCGGCACGAGGGTGGAGCTGAACCGTGACGAGTACGTCCAGCCCGGCCCCTACGAACGCGCCCAGACCGCCGCCGTCCTGAACGGCATCGTCGACGCTCGCGGCAACCCCGCCCTGACCGTCGACGAGATCCGGGAGGCCGAACGGCTCGACAACACCGCCCCGACAGACCTCGCCGAAGGAGTGCTCCGATGACCGGAACGCTTGTGGAACCACAGATCGAGACCCGCTCGGGTGACGGCTACCAGATCGCCGAAGTCGACTTCCCCAAACGGATCGTGACCGTGCTCGCGATGCCATACGAACGTCCCACTGAGATCTTCGACCGCGGTCAGGTGTTCACCGAGGTCGTGTCCAAGAACGCTTTCAGCGGCATGGAGAAACGGACCAGCAAGATCAGGGCGAACCGTGACCATTCATGGGACAAGCCGGTTGGACGGATCGTGGGGCTGCACACGTCCCGGCGGGAAGGTCTCGTTGCCGAGGTCAAGGTTTCGAGGACCGACCTCGGCAACGACACTCTCGAGCTCTGCGAGGACGATGTGCTGTCGGCGTCCGCCGGGTTCAGGCTGCTGTGCCGTGACGGCGGCAGCGGCCCCGTGTACGAGGACGCCGAAGTGTGGGAGGCCGAGACGACACGCCGCCTGAACAGGCTGTGGCTCGACCACTTGGCGTTCGTCCCGAACCCCGCCTACCCCGACGCCGCCGTGCTGTCGGTCAGAAACGCCGTCGCGAGGCCGCGGGAGCCCGCAGGAGGCGGACATACGTTCGTACCGGCCCCGAACCTCGCCCAGGTCCGTGTGGACGCTCTCAAGGCCGCAGAGGCCGACATGAACCGTCGCTATACTCGCCCGAGCGAGTAGCAGGCTCCTCACCAGCTAGAGACCAAACCGCAGGGCGGGGCTGGTGTAGCAGGGGTTAGCGCCTCGAACAGGGATCCCGTTTCCCACTGTTCGCGCAACCCAGGAAGGAGCCCCCGCTATGAGGGCAACAGACCAGATGCTCGCCCGGTTCGCCGCCGAGATCGAGGAGAGGCAGACGTTCTCGGACGGGATCGTCGAGGCCGCCGAGAAGGAAGGCCGCGATCTCAACAGCCAGGAGATGGAACTGATGACCCGTGCACGAGACCGGGTCAAAGAGCTCGACGAGCAGATGCAGCCATTGGTGGAGCGGCGCCGGATCGGGCAGACGTCGCAGGCACGGATCGCCGAGATTCACGACCTGATCACCGAGAAGGAGCAGCAGAAGCCCAGGCAGGTCGAGTACCGCTCAGCGGGCGAGTACGCGCTCGACTACTGGCGTGCCGGCCTCGGAGTCGAAGAGTCCCGGCAAAGGCTCGAGACGTTCAACCGGGCCGCCGCGCACCAGACCACCAGTGACAACCCCGGCCTGCTCCCGGAGCAGATCCTCGGGCCGGTCGTCAACTTCGTCGACGACGCCCGCCCATTGGTGTCCGCGTTCGGGCCGCGCCAGCTCCCGTCGGGGTCATGGTCGAGGCCGAGGATCACGCAGCACACCGCCGTGCTCGCACAGTCCGCGGAGAAGGCCGAGCTAACGTCGCAGAAGATGACGATCTCGAAGGTGCCGGTCACCGCGGTCACCTACGGCGGCTACGTCAACGTCTCGAGGCAGGACATCGATTGGACGATGCCGCAGGTCATGGACATCGTGATCCAGGACCTCGCGTCGGTGTACGCGATGAAGACCGAGGACGTGTTCGGTGACGCGCTCGTCGCGGGCGGCACCGCAGCGACCGCCGCAACGACGATCCCGACGGGTGCCGCGACCGCGGCCGGTGTTGCCGGCGCGGTCTGGGCCGCAGCCGGCCTCGTGTACGCCGCCACCAAAGGGCAGGGCCGCCTCGTGCTGGCTGTCGCACCCGACATGCTCGGCCTGTTCGGCCCGATCTTCGCGCCCATCAACCCGCAGAACGCCCAGTCGACCGGGTTCTCGGCCGGCAACTTCGGGCAGGGCGCAATGGGTGCCATCTCGGGGATCACCGTCGTGATGTCCGCGCAGCTCGCGGCCGGTACAGCGTTCGTCGCATCCACGGCAGCCGCGGAGGTGTACGAGGACCGCATCGGATCCCTCCAGGTTGTCGAGCCCAGCGTGTTGGGTGTGCAGGTCGCGTACGCCGGCTACTTCGCACCGTTGGTCATCGAGGCGACCGGCATCCAGAAGATCGTCAAGACGCCATGAGCGAGCCTGAGGACACGGGCGGCACCGTCTGGGACGACCCGAACCGGCAGGCTGTCGGCCTCGACCCGGCCTGGGTCGAAGGCACCGGCGGGTCATCCGAAGGAGAGGCGACACCGCACGCGGCAACGAAGGCGGAGCTGCTCGAGCAGGCCCACGAGCTCTCTCTCGACGTCACCGAGCAGAACACGAAAGCGGAGATCAAAGCCGCGATCGAGGAGGCCACCGGGACGTGACCGCGGTGAAAATCACCCGGCGGTTCCGCGAGCTCCGTGATGTGGAGTTCGGGGTGCCGTTCGACGGTGACGTCGCCGTTTACGACTCCGTGCTCGATGAGCTGGTGATGCGGCCCGCGTCAGGGCCGACCGGCCCGCAAGGGCCGACAGGCGCGACCGGCTCGGCAGGGCCGGAAGGGATCCAGGGTGTGCCGGGGCCGACCGGCCCGCAAGGCGCGGCCGGCACCGGCATCACCATGAAAGGCACCGTCGCCGCCCCGGCCGCGCTGCCGGGCACCGGCAACACGCACGGCGACGCCTACATCGTCGAGGCCGATGACAGTCTGTGGATCTGGGACAGCACCGCATGGGTGAGCGGCGGCCCGATCCAGGGGCCGCCCGGCGCCCCCGGCATCCAGGGTGAGCAAGGCCCGACCGGTGCGACCGGGCCGGGAGGCTCAACAGGGCCGACAGGGCCGACCGGGGCGACCGGCCCCGCCGGACCTGCGGGCGCGTCGTCGAGCATCTTCCGGTTCCGTGCCAAGACGAACAGCACCACGGGTGATCCCGGCCCCGGCCACCTGCTCTGGAACAACACCACCCAAACCTCAGCGACGCAGATGTCGATCGACATCCTCGACGACAACAACCTCGACGTCTCGATCGGCCTCGCCGCGCTCGAGCCGGGCAACAAGATCTACCTACAGGATCAGAGCAACGCTGCGAACTGGCAGGATTGGACGGTCATCAGCACCGCCGTCAGCGCGGGCGGCTACTACACCGTCGGTGTCGCGCTCACCGCATCAGGGGGCACCGGCACCACGAACTTCACCCCGCTGAACGTCGCGCTCGCGATGCGGGTCACAAGGCCAGGCCCGTCGAGACTGCCCTCATCGACGGTGCTGCCGGCGTCGCCGCAGCTCGGCGATCTGTTCCTGCATCTGCCCGCCGCCGCCGCGGTGATGTGGAACGGCAGCGGCTGGGTCAGGTTCACCACGACCCCCTACACACCATGAACATCGCTCCGGGAGCCGTGTTCGAGGCGGTGATCGAGGTCGGCGACCCCGGCCTCGTCGACGTGATCACCCTCGAGCTCAGCGACAACACCGGTGCCGCCACCCCGGTGCCGGCGGCCGCCGTAACCGAGATCGCCACGGGCGTCTACGCGGCCCGCGGCCTCACCGCGCCCGACACGCAAGGGCAGTACACGCTGATCTGGAAACACGCCGGCGACGTGGTCGGCGTCGAAGACCTCACCGTCACCGGATCCGCCCCAGGGGATCCTCTCCCGCCGCCCGAGGTGTACGGCACCGTCGAAGAGCTGTTCCGCCGCCTGAAGATCCGCACCCCCACCGCCGACCAAACCACCGCAGCCGACCGGATCCTCGTCGCCGCGACGGGCGAGGTGAACAAGAAGATGGGCCGCCTCACCGACCTCGACCCCGCCGAGCTCGCACTCGCGACCGAGGTCACGTTGGAGCGGGGCGCGGAGCTGTGGAACGAGTCGGAGGTCCCGTTCGGCGCGATCGGCCTCGACAACCCATCCGGCCCCGTCTTCGTGTCCCGGCACTCCCGGGCGCTCGCGAAGCTCACCGTCAACCAGGAGAGCTGGGGCTGCGCGTGAGCTCGCTCGTCGAGATCGCCGAAGCCCTCGCCGCCGCGCTCCAACCCTTGCGCGACGACATCGAGGACTTGCAGATCTACCCGTACTTCCTCCTCAACCCGACCCCGCCGGCGATCGACATCTACCCGGGCGACCCGTTCCAGAACGGCTCCGGGTTCGACCCCGCCAGGAAAACCCTGTTCTGGACGGTGCGGGCCAGGTGGACGACCGCCGACCACGACGCATCACAGCAAGGCCTCCTGAGCCTGCTCGACCCCGCCGGGCTCGAGGCCGCGCTCCTCGCCGACGGAACGCTCGGCGGCGCGGTCGACGACACCGCCGTCACGGAAGACTCCCCGACCGGGTACCGGGAGTACGTCGCCGACACCGCTTTGAACGGCCGCCTCCTCGGCGCCGAATGGCGCGTCCAGGTGCTCACATAAAAACGACCTACAAAGTGGTCGGTCTCACCCGCTACCTCGGCCATGAGCCGGGCGAAACGTTCGCGGCCGACCTCGACCCGGAGGCCGAACGGCGGGCTAAGGCCCGCGGCCAGATCAAGGCCGTCAAGGCCACACCCAAGAAGGAGAAGGAGGAGAAGGCCGATGGCTAAGCGCATCGCCCTAAAGGATTCCGTCGAGGTCGACGCCGTCGACCTCTCCAACCTCGCCCGGAGTGTCAGGTTCGCATCCGAGCATGAGCGCGTCGACGTCAGCGGGTTCTCCGCGACCGGAGCCAACGAGTATCTGCCCGGCCCGACCGAGCAGTCGGTGACCGTCGAGTTCTTCGGCAGCTATGGCACCGGCGAGGTCCACGCAACCCTCTACCCGATCCACAAGGACAGGGAGATCGTCGCGTTCGCGTGGCGGCCAGACCAGACCGCGGTCGCGTCGGCGTCGAACCCGGAGCTCCGCGGGAACGTCCAGCTCTACAGCTACGGGCCGGGCGGAACCCGCGGCGATGTGGACACGTTCGAGGCGACGTTCCAGTGCGCCGACGAGGACGGGTTGCAGTTCTTCACCACCCCCGCCGCCTAAGACATGGCCGGGGCTTCCGCCGACGTATCCGTTGTTCTCGAAGGCTTCACCGAGCTCCAACGTGCGCTCAAACACGCGGACAAAAGCATCCGGCTCGGCATACGGAAAGAGTTCAGGGACGCCGTCGAGCCTGTCCGTGCCATGGCTGAGGAGCTGGCCGTCGCCCGGATCCGTGGCCTCGAGGAAGGCGATCCGTGGTCGAAGATGCGGGTCGGCATCACCCAGAACAGTGTGTATGTCGCCCCCCGCCAACGCGGACGAAAGGGCGGCCGACGTGGAAGAACGCAAGCCCGGCACCATGCCGACCAACTGTTCGCGGACATGCTGATGAGCAGGGCGATGGAGGCCGCCCTCTACCAGCACGGCGACCAGGCCGTCCATGACATCGAACGGATGCTCGACCGGGTCTGCGACCGGTTCAACCACGGCGGCCCGCTTGGCTGACTACATCACCATCACCGGGCTCCGCCCTTACGACGGACGGTACGAGCTCGACCTCGACGAGCAGCCGCTCACAACACGGGAGTGGGGCTGGATCAAACGACACGCCGGCTACCTCCCCCTCACCCTCGACGAGAACAGCTTCGCCGACCCGGAGCTGATCACAGTGCTCGCCGTCATCGCCGTCCGGCGGGCAGGCACCGTTGAGCTACGAGACGTCCCGGACCTGTTCGACCGGCTCGCCGACGCACCATTCGGATCCACCATCACCCTCGAAACCGGCGTGGACGGTGATGCCGACCCTCCTCCCGAAAGCACCGCCTCGAAGCCGAGCATCAATGGGGCCAGTTCGCAGACCGGTTCGGAGAGCTCGGACGGCCCCCGGAGTCCTACTGGACCCCCAGCCTCGGATATTTCAGTGTCCGTCCCGGCGACGTCGGTGAGCTCTC